TTGTTGTCCTTGTTTGACTGATATTTTACTTAAGTGCCCATAAAGAGTTGTATTACCACCAGGGTGGGAAATCATAACCATATATCCGTATCCACCATCATTCCATCCAGCAGAAGTAACGGTTCCTGGTTGAATTACACTTACCGGAGTTCCATCTGGTCTAGGATAATCAACTCCATTATGTGGTCTCCCCCATCTCATTCCATAAGAAGAAGATACAACCCTACTTGGAATGTCTCCACCTTCTGCAGTCATTTCTGGAAGGTCCCCCGGAAGTTCAGGGGAATCGGGAATTGCATCTGGATCTAATCCATAATCCATCATCATTTGATCAGAACCAGCAGTAGATGCTGCAGCATTCATTACATTTGCGAATGACTTATAAACAAAGTTCTCAAACTTTCCTACAGAGTCACTAAATCTGTTTATTATATCACCAAATCCACTTTCTTGAACTGATGCTTTTTGTTGCTGTTCCTGTGCTTTTAGTCTTTCTTCAACTTTACTAGACACACCTCCAGCACCACCAGTCGCAAGTTCATACGTTCTATCTGCAGCATAACCACCAAGAAATCCACCTGCCATACTTCCAAGTACAAAACCAAGTCCAGGAATTGGAATCAATGCTTGCCCAATAGCACCACCAAGCAATGAACCAGCAAGATTTCCTACTGCTCCTGATGCTGCTTGTCCTGCACTTTCTCCTTCTGATAATCCCTGAGCAAAGTCCAATCCAGAAAAAACCGCATTCAAAATACCTACAGATTTAAGTCCTCCAAATTGCAACTTGGAACCAGAGACCATTGGTTTTGGTGGTCTTAATCCTCTGGTATTTTGAGGAGCTCCCATTCTTCCTCTTGGTGGGAACATATTACCAAGAAATCCAGCAACATCCAATGCACCATCCAATAATGATGATAATAAATTTCCAGGAGAACCAAAACTTGATGCAATGTTTAAGTTTGCAAGTTCTTTAATTTTTCTTTTTTCTGGTAACTTTATTCTTTCAATTTGTTTATTTTGAGTATTTAAAAATTTAGAAAAATTAATAACTTCTCTTTGAATTCCTTTTAGTCTTCTTGAAGAATCTCCACTAAAAGAAACTATGTTATTGGAAGCAGCAACTAAAGGAGAAGAGATTACTTTTTTCATTATCCGTCTACTATGTTATAAACCATTCTTGAATATAAAACTAAAAAGTTATCGGTGTTTGTAGAAGGTAATAGTGGAACTGAAGGTCCATTTTTTTGAGTTGATGGTGGTGCCGAAACACCTCCTCCACCACCTTGAGATTGTTGAGGAATTGTGCCAGACAAATCTATTGGTACAATATTTGTTTGTGATTGTGCTGCTGTCTGAACAGGTTGCGAAACATTGGTTGCTAAGTTTCTATATTGATCTCTTTTTTCTGGGGGAAGCATATAATCTGGTAAATCTGGCCCACCTTGCCCTAAAGGTGATTGTTGGGGAGAGGGCAATACTGGAGCTGGTGGTGCTCCAGGAATTGTTCCAGGGACTCTTTTAGATTGCCTTTCTTTTATTTTCTGTAGAAATATTCTATTTTTTTGTTCATGTGGATTGTCAGGTGTATACGCAGAACCAACAATCGGTTTGCTATAAGCAGCTCTTTCAAATTCATTATAAAAAAGACTTGCAGCATCTTCTGGTGTTTTTGCTGCTTTCATTCTATCTAAAGTTCCAAGTTGTTGTGCCTCTATAACCCCATACTGCAATTGGGCCTGGTGACTCATTGGATCAAGATTTTTAGATTTTGCCCATTCCTTAAATCTTGCTTCTCTGTTTTTATCTAATTGAAACATTCCAAAAAAACCACCTTCTGGTGCATTAGTTCTATAACCACTTTCCCTCATTGCATTGGACAACATACCATAAGCAACATTTTCTCCATAATTTTGTTTAAGATAATCAAACATTTGAGATTCAATTTGTTGTTGATTACCACTTATCTCACCAGTTGGTGGGGGAGTGATTCCAGGACCAGGACCACCAGGACCAGGACCACCAGGACTACCAGGACTTCCCCCACCACCTCCTCCACCACTACTTCCACCACCAGGAGGTTTAGAACCTTTCCCAATGCCAACCATCGTATTGATTGCTGCAATAAATCTCTCTATCGCAGAACCAAAAGTTGATATAATGTCTCCACCATCTCCTGGTTGGAACATTCCTGCTCTGATTTCATCAACATTAGAAAGTGCATTGACTGCACCAGCACCAACAGCACCTACTCCAAGAGCACCAGCACCAAGAGCAAGCATTTTGCCTCTTCCTTTAAACATATTCCCAAGTCCTCTTGGTGCGCTCTTTCTCACACCACCCATAGGAACATCAACATCAATATCAATTCCACCTCCACCACCAGGAGTTGCTTTTGGGAGATTTGATAATTGTTGTACTATTTTTACAATGACCTGACGAATTAATTTTGCAACTTCAAAACTTTCAGTAAATGATTTTGAAAGACTTTTTAAATTATCACTTATTCCATTCACAAATTTTTTGTTCCCAAAAAACTGAATAAATTGTGTTACATTTTTATAAGTAGTTAAAAATTTACTTATAATGCTAGTTGGTTTTGCAGAATCAACGTCAGATACTCTTTTCTTATAATCTGAGGTAAAACTCTGAAGAGTATTATTTAAAGTACCTGTTATATTATTTGTAATATTTGTAGAAATAGTACTTACAATTGAATCTACTGAAGATGGAACTGGTTTTGCAGTACCCCTCTGAAATCCTACTATTTTATTTGCAGCAGAAGCAATTGAAGATGTTCCAAGAAAAGAATCACCAGAAATAAATTTTTTGGCGAGTTGTTGGTTTGTATTCTGTTTACCTACTATTCTTTCTGGGTTCAGAACCGAACCTATTGCCATCTTACTTTTTTTCTTTTGAAATTATTTATTGAGCATTTTGTTGTTTTAGTTTCTCATCTTCAATATGTTGTTGAAGAAGTGTTAAGTAAATATCTCTTTCCCAAGGTATCATATTTTCAACATCCCCAATCGGCCATTTATGAAATTGAAGTAATGCAAAATTAATTCTAAAGTATGACTCCAATTCCATATATGCCATACTCAACCGAAAAAAGATGTTAAACCCTCCAACGTAACTTCACTTTCCACTCCAGTTTTTGGATTCTTAACTTTTACTTTATGTGCAAGTTTTGGCATTGTACTAAAAAAGTTTTCAATTTGTTTAAATTGATTTGAATCTAATGATTCAATCCAAGAAACTAATTCTTTCTTTGTGCAATCAGATGCTGCCCAACTTTCTTCCTCATTAAAAATTACATCAATACAAGAAGCAATAATATCTAAAGACTTTTCAATATTTGATGCACTTTGTTCTGTACTAAAATCAAAGTTATTTTTAATGAACTGGTCTAAAGATGGATATTTCATTCTTAAAACTAAAGAATTATCAAGTTTAATATCCGTACTATGATTTTCTTCTTTTTGAACTTGAATTTCATCAATATAAATTGTGACTGGAACTTGAGTTTCCATATCATCACCACAAGTAATAATTAAATCAACAGATTCACCAACGGACTTTGAACGAAGATTTAAGAACAAATATTCAATATCAAAAGTTGGAAGTTCCTCTACTTTAATTCCTTTGGTTAAAATACAATCTTTTAATACTTGTTTAATCGCACTTGTAATTTCTTTTGTATCTTGACTTTCAAGAGCAAGAATTAATATTTTTTCTTCTTTGACTAGAAATGGTCTGTATTTAATTGTTTTTCCAGTTGATGGTAAAACCAATTCATACGTTGGTGTAGAAATCTTAGGTAATGGCATAATTCAATAGTTCAGTGCTTTTATTTATTTACTTCCTCGTTTTATGTTTTTCAATTACATAACGAGAGTAACTAAAGGTGACTATTGTTTTAGTGATTGTACTTCCTTCATAAGTCACTGGCATTGCTGCAATGTTTGTAGGGAAGGCATCAATCAAACGATAAGTTATTCTTGGCACAGAAGTAAGTGGTGATGATTCTGTAATTCTATTTAAGTCTCTTTCAAATTTTACAATTGATATAATTCTCTTATATGTGTCGGGATATTTAAGTCTAAAAAAGTCTGGACGATTTTTTGCATTTCCTTGTCCTTTCGGATTTGGTTTGACTTCCCCATCTCCTTCTACAACACTTGTATAAACAGGATTGATATAATTCATCCATTCTTCAAAAAGACGAATGAGTTTATAATCATAATCAACATAAAAAGTCATTGTAACATCTGGATAAACCCTTTTAGTTGGAAACCTTTCTATCACTCCTTGACGTGACCCAATCTCTTCCGTGACATCAAAGGTTGCGCCAGGAAGTGAAGTCTCCGCACAATAAAAGTCAAATTTTGAAAATTCTCCATCACTTGTAATTCCTGCGGATGCCAACCAGTTCATCAATTCATCCCCACCATTAGTCAAGTGCAATGATACCTTAAATTGACTTGTAAGGGATAATTTGCCAAAGATTTCTAATGCTTCATTTGTTGTCTTATACAAAAAACCAACTTCAGGTTGTCCTGCTCCTGGTCCTCTTGATGCCATTTATAAATACGATTAAGATTATATAATATGTATGCCTCGTAACGAAGATAGTAAGTATAGGCAAGGAAAATATAGACCACAAAACCCAGAAAAATATAATGGTGACCCAACAAACATAGTTTATAGGTCATCATATGAATTGAAGTTTATGCAATATTGTGATCTAACAGAAAATATTATTTCATATCAAAGTGAAGAATTTTGGATCCCATATCGTTCTCCAATAGACAATAAAGTTCATAGATACTTCCCAGACTTCTTTGTTAAGTATAAAGACAAAAATGGAAATAATAGACACCTAGTTGTAGAGATTAAACCACAAAAAGATTTAAAGATGCCAGAAACAAACCCAAAAAGAAAAACAAAATCTTGGGCATATGCAGTCAAAACTTGGGCAGTCAATCAAGCAAAATGGGAAGCAGCAAGAGAATATTGTGCTGATAGAAATTATGAGTTTCGTGTGCTGACAGAAAAAGAATTAGGTATAAAAATATGATAGCAGAAGAAATTATCAAAGGAACAGCAGGAAAATATAAAAGCACTAGTTGGTATGTAAACTCATTAATGAATTCTTTATTGGAGTACAACAAAAAAGACATTAATCAGTTAGACACAAGTTTCATCATTCCAGGTGATTTTGTATTTTTTATGTATAGTGCTAAGTATCCTCAACGATATGATTATTGGGATATGCATCCTTTGTCTTATATCATTGAAGTGAATCCAAGAGAAGGTTCTTTTTTGGGTTCAAACCTCCATTATCTGACACCAAAGTATCGTGAAGCAGTTGCAAATTCTTATCTAAATAAATCAGGTATTGTAAATGCACCCAAGAAAACTTTACATAAATATCTCTTCTCTGGAGTAATGAGTGATTTCTTTAAAGTGCCTGAAGGAGAATGGGGAGGAGTATCCTTACTTCCTACAGAGAAATTTGTTGATAGAAGAGGACAGCCTGTATTTAAAAC